AAAGCCATGCGTAAGCTCGTTTAAGCAGGCCCATGGGTAGGGTATAGACTTTACGTCTGCCTGCTCTATGATCATTTCCCATGTATCACTACCGCGCACAATGCCGTCCGGCTGGTAGGTCTTGGCATTCCACCACTCCTTAACGAATGCCTGTACCTTGTTGTCCCGTAGCATGTCGCCTGCGTCCTTCATAGGTAGCGTGACGTTCTTTGCTTTGTTGGGGGTGAACAAGTCAAGCACTGACTTAGCTGCCTCCTGCCCTGCCTTGTCATTGTCAAAACAGATTACTACGTTCTCAAAACTCTCTAGCCATTCGAGGTTGGCTTTGATGTCTTTGGCTGCTCCTGCTGCCCCTGATCTGATGGAGACGACTGGCCACTTTCCGTCAAACATTTCGTTGACAGCGAGTGCGTCCGCCTCGCCTTCTGTGATCGTGATATACTTACCGCCTGCCTTGAATGCCTGCTGGCCGAACAACCCCGAATCATCAAAACCTCCTGTTGCATAGAATGATTTATTATCAACAATGCGTACCTTGGTGCCTATGGCATTGCCTGTGTCTTTGTGGTGGTAAGGGTAGTGGTGCTTACTAATCTTCCCATCCGTACCGTACTCTACTGTCACACCGTAACGCTTTGCTGTGTCCTGAGAGATACGCCTGTCCGTTATTGCTGCTACTACACCTGTCATCTCTAGAGACCTCGCTGGTTTCTTGTTTACTGGTTGACCTATCTGGCCGTTGCCATGCTCGTAATGGTTGCAGCCCCCAGAGAAGCAGACTGCATGTCCATCACTATAACGAGCCAGATTGTCACTAGAGGCGCACGAAGGGCACGCCTCATGTTGAACAAATGTTGACTCTACTGTCATCAGAAGTCCTCACCACCTTCCTGCTCTGCTACTTCCAAGACCTTGATCTTGTTGAGGTAGGTGCTGGTACCGTGTACTGGGTGGGGCTGACCCTCTGCATACATGATGCGTACCTTAGACCCTCGACCGATACGACCCTTAAAGGTGCCGCCCTCTGCATCGACAATAGGCACATCATACTTGGTGCTGAATTTGCGCTGCTTGTTGCCTTCGTACTCTCGCATCTTTACGCCTACGCCTACCAGCTTTGACGCTGTGTCCTCATCTAGTGTCAATACCACAGAGTATTTCCCTGTTGACTGACCCTGATACATTTCATGCTCATCTAGATTTTCAAACGCAATTAAACCTTCTAATACTGCCATGGTGCTTTCCTTTTGGTTGTTGTGGTACTTAAGTACCATTTGGTTAATACTTTAATTATTTATAATAACTTTCCCTTGCTTACCTAAGTATTATAAACGGTACTGACTAGCTCGTCAAGCTCTTTTGTACTTAATGTTGCGGAAACATGTCTTAAATCATCTCCCAGCTCATTCAGTGCATCATTAGAATGAGAGAAACAGGTATTGCATAAGTCTACATGATGCCCTGTATATTTGTCAATGCGTTTTAATTCATATTCGCCTAGTATCTGGTCACACGCTTTACATCTACTCATTGGGAAACACCTCTTTGTGTCTGGTTGCCATCTCCTGATAGGGATTGGCGTAATATTCATCTCTGACCTGCCTAGTGACTCGTTGGGTCAGCTCTGATAGTGACATACAGTATACCTGATACTCTACCAGCTCATCTACCATTACATGCGCTGCTGGCTCAATCCAATCATTCTGGTCATACTCATAACCCAGCAGGTTTTCTTTTATTTTACTCATTATTTCTCCTTTGATCTAAAAAGGGCATAAGCAAGGCCCGCCGTTACAATGATAATACACCATAGCCACATTACTCGTCAACCTCCTCGTATACCCTACCATAGCTAATTAAACATAGGGGTAAGCTGATCAGTGTACCCATGAAGGGCAAGGCTCCCATCTCCCCCGTTGAGGGGTCATATATCCACACAGCGCGCCCATCTGCAAACTCTAGGTCTATCCCCACGCCTAGGCGGTATTCTATGGATAGCGAACGTCCAAATAATATCATAATGGTTTACTCTCGTCTATCAGTTCCTTTACAAATAGGCCGTCAATCATCTGGCCCTTCCTATCCTTAATATCCCCGTATGCATGCCAGAGGCAATCAAACAGGCTCAGGTTGTTCCTAGTGGCGATGTTTATTAAGACTACCATTATATCACCTATATCATCAATTGGCGTTAGATCGGCATTAAGAGACAATCTCAGCTCCTCCACCTCCTCTATCAGCTTCTCGAATTGCTGTATATCGGATGACCCATCTATCAGGTTGCGATCTGTGTGCCATTGTATAACCTTACTCTCCATTTCTCCTAGTGTCATTCGCTGTACTCCTCAAGCCATTGTAGATCCGCTTTAATGTCCGCCAGTGCCTCGTCAATTTCCCATTGCTCCACAGGTGGGCATTCATCTAACAGGTATTCATCCCCGTGTAATTCATTGTCATTCATAATATCACCTTTTTAAAGTATGTATGTGCCGATAGCATATCCGATAGGCCAGCCAATTGCAAACCCAATTAGGCCCCATTTAGTATAAAAATATAGCTCTTTCATGATCGTTTATCCTGTGTTTATGTCTGTTTGATATCGTTTATGGCTGCATGCCTAGGGCCAGTATTACCACCCAGTACCAGCTATAAGCCCCTGCTATGGCCATTAGGCCAGTGACTGACCACCCTATAACCTCTGCTATTATGTTTTGCACAGTATCACGCTTCTGTGCCTTCTCGATCTGTCTACGCATTGCGCTGTTCATTGATCAGGCCCTCGCTCTACCATTAGTTGCAGCGCTGCTGCTCTGTCATCGTCCAGACTGCGAATTAAATCCTGTAGCACCTGAGTTTTGACCTCATTAAATACATTTTCAGAGCTGACCATATTGTCTAGCTGTGCCTGAAGCTCCTCTATCCAAACGCCTGCCTGTTGGAAAAACTCAGGGGCGTCACCATTATGTAATGCAGTTCTGGTGGTGCTTACCTCCACCCAATCATCCCATTTGCTCATTATTTTACCCTCGTAATAGTGTACTCAGTGAACCCAGAGGCGCGACCTGCTGCATGCGCCCCTGCCATTGTCTCATAATAGTGACTGTAATCAAACATATAATAATAGACCCTATACATCACGCCACCTCATCTATGTGTTTAACCACTCGTCATACGTTTTTAAGGGCTTTCCAGTGGTAAAGTCAATACCATTGCCATCATTAGCACAGGAAAGGTAAATTTGATACTCCGAATCATTGGAGCCTCGTGCTTGTGTTTGCCAGTCTTGATCATAGCCTAGTTCCATCACGCCACCTCATTATATTTTTTTGTGCAGTGATTGCACAGCTCGTGTCCGGTTCTGTAGTGATACTCATGGTATGCCATGGTAACAGGCTTAAAACACGCCGCGCATTCTACTGAATACATGTTTAAAACAGCTTGATAATCCATCACGCCACCTCGCTATAGTCTGAATCACATTCGCTGGTAGATGTCAGCAGGCAGTCAATGCGGGCCTGTGGCACTGTAAGCGCCTCACAACCCTGTAGCCACTTGTTGATGTGCTTGGTAGTGGTGACGCTGTATTTGGTAGCTGTGCGTACCAGTGTGCCATCTGTCAGGCATGCGGCTACTGGTGTCTCGTAGCTAAAAAATACCTGTGCAAATCCCAGATCTAATTCGGTCATGTTACTTCCTATTTGTTTAAGTTTCATCTTGTACTACCTCTATTGGTTTAGTTTAGTTGGTTTATTAATGACTGCCAGTATGCCTGACAATCATAGACAAAGCTACTACTAAAATTCTTCGGGTTCTAACTCAGTCAGTAATTCATGTGCGTATTCTAGCGCCTCATGTTCTGACTCTATATCGTAGCAGGTGAAACAATGATAATCAACCCATTGCCCGCCTATAGCGTATTGAAGGTTAAAAGTGGCGGCTTCATTCCATTCTATGCGTATATGCTCGCCGTTGTGTTCCAGTTCCCAGTGTTTCATGTTACATTGCTCCCGATGTTTTTAATGCTATATAGCCCAGCACTGCGAAGATTAGGCACGCGATCGATACTACGTCTTGAGTTTCCATTGTATTGTCCTCTATGTTTGGTTGTGGCCATCCTTGGCCTGTGTTTGGTTTATTCGCCGTTTTCTATTGACTCAGTATATAATTCCCGCTGACAGTCCACTAGCTCCTGCTTTACTTCGACTGTGATCTTTGCTGCTGTTATCTTTGCTTTTGCCAGCTTAAGCTCAAGGGGCGTGTGGCCATATGATTTTACCGTGGCTTGCTCAAAATGTACGTCTAGTTTTGCTATCATTAGATATTGTTCTGCTCTCAGGTACCGATTGCGGCGGCGATCAAGCCTAGTCTCGCATTCTGTGGCTCTCAGTTGGTCTAGTCTCGCATAGATACCGTCTCTTAATGTTGCGATATCAGTATAGTCTAATAGGTCTATAGCGTGCTTATTCATGGTTTATGCTCCTCTATTAAATTGATCTGTCGCGGCGATGTGCAGCTCTTCATCTTCAGCACTCAGCCAAATAATCTCGCCGTAAACATCATTCACTGTGATTACCTCTTCAAACAATGGGTACTCTCTGATTTTATCAGCGGTAGACAGTACGTTTAATAGATGACCATCTGTCGTAGATATCTCGTATGTCTTGATATGTGTAGCGAGTGTGATAGCGTCTGCTTGGTTGTTAGTCATGGTCGTGCCTCATTTTGGTGCGTTTATTTGTTTAGGTCTTTCCCGTCTTGATGGTGCTATTTTACAGGTTGATACCGGGGCGTCTAATGCTTTTAACGCATGACCTCAAGTAACTTTATGCATCCTGTGCATGACTACTGTATACCTTTAATCATGCGCGCACGCGTAGCAATAAGCATGCCAACTATTTACCTATGCAATACCTGTGCCAACTTGTGCATGCCTGAGCTATGCAA